GGCCAGCACGGGCGCAGTGACGCTCAACGCCGCTCACGCCGAGCAGACAGCCTACATCCCCGTGGCCGCCCTTACGGCGGACAGCGACCTTTCTAGCACGCTCCTGTGGGCTCACCCCAGGGCTTGTACGCTGGTCAGCATCGGCTATCTGTCGGCTGGCGACTACGGCACGGTGTCCGACGCCTCGACCTCCGTGTTCGCGGTCACTGACGGCGCGGGCAACGCGATCGTCTCGAAGACCTACAACACGGCAACGCAGCCGAGCGCGACGGCCATCAACGACTTTGGCTCGCTCGACGAGACCAACAAGGCGCTGACGGCAGGTGAAGGCATCAAGCTCGCCATTACCAACGGCTCGACCGCGGCGACCCCTGCTGGCGTGTTGGTCGTTCGCTACATCCCGACGAACGCCTGATTGTAATCCCCTAGCCGCGAGCTACCTCCCTCGCGGCCCGCCAGGGCTGAGGCGGCACGGACGCCGCCTCGGCCCTCTATTCGACTCGGAGATTTTTGACCTTGTCCAACCTTATGCAAAACGCAACCGCCTGGCTCGCTACCCAGCTTTTATCGGCTGGCGCAACCGACGGCGTTTACTCGCGCGGCTCCGACCGCGTCGGCGTGCGGTGCATCAAGGTTCCGGTCAAGGTCGAGCAGATGACGGCCAGCGGCATGACGATCGAAGGGCAGCGAGTCGATTGGCTCATCCCTGCCGCCGATATCACCATCGACGGCCAACAACAGACGCCTGACGCAGGAGACCGCCTGGAAGTGCTCGAAGGCGTCCAACGAAACACCTACGAGATTCAGCCGGTTGGCACGGACAGCCACTACCGGCCGCGAGAAGACGGCATGGTGCGATTGTACACGCGACTGGTGAGCGAGGAATAACGTGGCGACAGGCTGCCTAATCATCGACGTAGCTGAGGCGGTCAAAGACGCCCTGGCTGCCGGTGCGTTCTCGCAGACATTCACGCCGGTGCGCACGAGCTACGTAAGCTGGACGCTGCAAGATTTGAAGACGCTACGAGTCTCGGTCGTGCCGGCTCCGTTTGTACTCCAGGCGGTTGGTCGCGGTCGTACGGCGCGCAAGGTGTCTGTCGACATCGGCATCCAGCAGAAGCCGGAGAAGGTTGAAAACACCTACGTTGATCCGCTCATTATCCTGATCGAAGAAACGCTCAACTTCTTTGTGCCCGAGCGGAACAAGGCGAGACAACTGGCGATTCCTGCTCCCAACGCACGAACGATCCAGTGCGTAGATGCGGACTTAGTGAGTGGCGAAGACTCGGCAATCAGCCACGAGATTCTGCATGACGCACGCGTGGTGACTGGGGTAATCAGAACTACTTGGCAGGTGCTCTGATGGCAAAGATCCCAACAATGCGCATGCCGACAATCACGCCAACCGCAGGCGTTCAGCGCGGTGGTGCAGTGCACCTGTTTTTTGACCGCCCGGAAGTCACCAAGGCGATCGGCAAAGCTCGCGCGACGACGTTGCGCCAATCTGGCGGCTACATCCGCAAGACAGCTCGCAGTCTCATCAAGAAGGTCGGCAAGGCGCGCAACGCCCCGAAGCGACTTACACCAAGCGGAAAGCTCTCAAAGGCGTGGCTTCGCTGGGCGTCGGAAGCGTCGACATATCCATCCAGCCCGCCTGGCAGGCCACCGTACACGCATACCAAAGGTAATTACGGGCTGCGATCGTCAATTCTGTTTGCGTATGACCGCTCTACGAAGAGTGTCGTTGTCGGTCCGGCCGCATCGATCGCGGATCATATTGGCAAAACGCACGAGCATGGCGGGAGTGAGTTCGACACGACAAAAGACGCAAAGGCGAAGAAGCCTAACTGGATTCTAAGTCAGGGAGGCCACGGACCAATCCGGATGGATGCCGAAGGCGGGTCGTGGTACGCCAAGTTGAGCACTCCAAGCCAAGTCGCACGATCCAAGCGGATGGCAACGCTCATCGCCCCCAAGGCAGTTAAGGAGCGCGCCGGCAACCGTCCACGCAAATACCCGCCTCGCCCATTCATGAAACCAGCGTTTGCAGCGGCAACACCTCGGCTTGCGGCAATGTGGAAAAACAGCATCCGGGCACGATAGCCCCGCCCCTTTTGAACGGAGTCTATAAACATGGAAAACGGCGATTTTATCATCGGCTTGGACGGCGACTTCCTGTGGGGCCCGGCTGGAAGTTCCCCGACCACAGAATCGGTTCTGGTCGATAACGTGCAGCTTGCCTGCTCGGCCGACGTGATCGACCGCCTGAAGCGCAAGAAGACCTGGAAGAGCAAAAAGGTTGTCGCACTCGACGTCTCGCTGACATTCGACATCGCTTCGACCAAGGGTGACGCTCTCCTCGCGGCACTCAAGACGGCCTACCTCGGCAAGAGCAAAATTGCCATTTGGCCCAAAGAAGCTGAGGGCGAAGGGCTCGACGCCGACTGGTACATCACCGGTTTCAACCGCTCCGAAAACAACGCGGAGATCAACACCTACTCGGTCACGGCCGAGGTGAGTGACGAGCAACGCGACCCGACGTGGCACTAATCCTTACCAGCCAACACTCCACGCACACATAGCGAGAACATAGCATGCCTACCGCAACTATCAACGTACAGGCCAGCATCGCCGGCCTGTCGGTGCAATCATCGATTGTCCGAACCGGCACCGGCTCGATTGCTCAAGAGGTGTCTGTGCCGGCCGCCAAGGCTGGCACGCTCAGCACGCGCACCGGCGACGACGCCGGCGTGGTCACGCTCTCGGATGGCCACGGCCTCCAGACCGGCGACGTGGTCGACGTCTTTTGGGCTACTGGCGTGCATTACGGCATGGCGGCTACAGTCGCCACGAACGACGCCACGCTCGACGGAGGTGACGGCGACGCATTGCCGGCCCAGAACACGGCAGTCACCGTTTGCAAGCAGGTCCCCATCGACTGCGACTTCGACGGCGACAAGCTCGAAGCCATCATTGTCAATTCGACGAAGCGCGGACACGCCACCTTCGAAGATTCTGCCGACGCCGTGCTCCTCGCCCAAGAGTTGGCCGCCAACGAGCCGTGGTTCTGGGCTGCCGACATGGGCATCGCGCTTCCGATCACGGGGAATCCTGTTGACCAGATCCAACTGAGCAATGGCGACTCGACCGCGGCGTCCACGGTCAAAATCGCCCTAGTCTACAACTCCGACGCATAACCATCATGCACACGTTTACTGACTCCAAAGGCGAAACCTGGGACTTGAGCATTACGGCCGGCACGATCAAGCGCTGTGCCGACCTGCTCAAGGTTGACCTCGGCGACCCGATGCGCGGCGACCCTCCGCTACTAACGCGGTTCGACACCGACATCATGTTCATGGTCGACCTGCTTTGGGCGATTTGCAAGCCGCTCGCCAAAGAGAAGCAGGTCGACGAAGAGCAGTTTGCCGAGCGGTTGAGTGGCGATGCTCTGCAATCTGCCCACGATGCCTTTTACGAGGAACTCCTGGATTTTTTCCGGAGCCTCCACAAGACGAACGTCGTGGAGGCGATCAAGAGGCAACGGGAGATCATCGCGGCAGGCGTGGAAAAAGGGCGGGCGATGTTGGCAAGCGAGAAGACGACGGAAGCGATCCTCCAGGCCCTTACCGGACTTGGCGAAGATGCTGCCGACTTGCTGGCATCGTCCGCTGTGACCCGGAGCCGCGAACCTACCGCGAGCTAGTGTGGATGGCCGACGCGCAAGATCGGGCCGCGTGGAATCACACGTTTGCCATCCTTGCACAGATTCGCAACTTTCATTGCGATCCGAAAAAGTCAAAGCCGATCGACGTGCGGCAGTTCTGTCCGCACCTGCGAACGGAGAAGCGAGCACCGCCGCCAACGCCCGAGCAGCGGGAGTTGTTGCGGGCCGCGTTCCCGGGAAAGAAGAAACGACAGCAGGAGGTGTGACCAATGGCTAGCAGTGCAGATATTCGCGCCGGTCGCGCCTTCGTTGAACTCTACCTGCAAGACAACAAGTTCACCCGCGGCCTGGCGGTTGCGGAGAAACAATTGCGCTCGTGGGGCGGCAAGGTCTCCGGCGCGCTTTCGAAGATCCCACAGGATCTTGGTTCTACCATCTCTGCCGCCGGCACGAAGATGCTCGCACTGAGCGCGAGCATGGCTGTCCCACTGGGAGCGAGCGTCAAAGCGTTTGCTGACGTGCAAACAGAGCTGGCTAAGCTCCAGGCGGCGGCTAATCCGACAGCCAGCGAGATGGGAAAAATCCGCGACGCGGTAAATGGCATATCGCAGGCTACTGGTCAAAGGCCTGCGAATGTTGCTGCTGCGTTTACTGAGCTACTCAAGGCCGGCACTGATGTGCGCACCGCTCTTGGCGGCGCTGCCGAGACTGTCGTGAAGTTCGCCAAGGTGGCCGAGATGGACGCGGCGTCGGCTGCCGTGTTGGTGTCGGACGTCCTGCACGTGTTCGCAAAAGAAGGGTTGTCGGCGTCGCAAGCGGTTGACATTCTCGCCCAAGCCGCCGACGCCAGCAGCATCGATCTACATCAACTGTCGATGGCGTTCTCGATGGCAAGCGCCGTCGCCGGCGCAACAGGCGTCAGCCTCCGCGACTTGGCTGCGGCGATCGGGCTTATGGGCAACGCTGGACTCAAAGGGAGCGACGCCGGCACGGCTCTCAAGACGATGATGCTTGCGGTTGCAGCGCCGAGCGCAACCGCCGCGAAGGCGATCGAACGGTTCGGACTGAACTTTCGCGACGCCGCCGGCAACGTGAAGCCGCTTCGGGCAATCATCGACGAACTGACCGCGAAGCTCGGCGGGCTGGATTCCGAAAGCCGCGACAACGCCTTGCGCGACGTGTTCGGCACCGACGCCATCCGGCCTGCCCTGATCCTGATGCAGCAAGGCGTTGCCGGCTGGGATAAGTTCACCAGCGCGATGGATTCGGCGAACGGCGTGGCTGCGAAGTTTGACATTCTCATGAATACAACGGCCGGGTCGATGGAACGGATGTGGGCGGCCGTACAACGGGCGGGGGCCGCCATTGGCGAGGCATTGGCTGGTCCGCTAACTGAGTTTGCCAAGTGGGTTGAGTCAACCGCAGGCATGATGGGCCAATGGGTCTCGCAGCACGAGGAGGCCGTCGTCACGGTCGCTAAACTGACTGCTGGCTTGGCTGCCTTAGGTCTCGGAGCCAAAATATTTGGTCCGATCATTAGCGGACTTAAAATGCTTGAAGACCGCACGAAGTGGCTGTCGACTGCTGCCTCCTATCTTGCCGCCAACCCTATTGTGGTCGCCATCGGAGCATCTGCCGCTATTCCTGCCTTGAGTTCTCTCAACGCAATCATGAAGGTCGCCAGTTGGCACGCGCGGAATGCGGCCGAAGCCAACAGCCGCTACTCGTCGTCGTCCAAAGACGTCACGGTGGCGACCAGAGCCGAGCACGAGGCGATGGTCGCCAAACTCCAACGCCTCGAAGAACTCCGCACGAAACAGGTCGCGACCGACGCCGAAATGGAAGAAGCGGCCAAGCTGGCCGCAGACTTGACCGCGAAATACCCCGACCTGGCCGAGGAGATTCGAAAGGTCGGCGCTGCTGCCGGCGGCACCGAAAAAGCCCTGGCGGGGATGAACGCAGAGCTGGACGAATCACTGAAGCGCGACTCGCAAATCATGGAAGTCGCCAAGCTTCAGGATGAGCAAGACAAGGTGCGCAAAGAGCTTCGCGCGCTCGATGCTGCAAGCGGCCGAATTAACAAGCTCGGTGGCGAGTCTGGAGCGCGTGACCGTCTATCGCAGCTTCGCCAAGAAGCGCTCAAATATGGCCGCTCCGATCCGGCAAGAGCCGAACGCGCCAGGAAGGCTGCCGCGTCGATCGAACGCGACCTTGCCTCCTTGTCCGGAAGAGGCCCTGAAGGCGCGCGTTTAAGTCGTGCGGAACTGGCGGCCCGCCAAGACGAACTGCAAAACCAGATCGACGACCTGCTCAATCCGGCAGCCGCTCCGGAATCGACGCCTGCTACACCGCGACCCGAGACGGCAGAACCGTCAAAGATTGTCGGCCGCACGGAAACCGCCATCCGTGACGCCCAGATTGATGCCATGCGGGAAGGGCTCTCCAAGACGTTAGCCAAAATCAACGCCAAGTATGACGATATGGCGAAGGAGGCAACGACCGGCGAAGAAGAGCTGGCCATCGAAACAGCCCGCTGGAAAGAACTGCAAATCGCCCGCGACAAGCATCTCGAAGCCATTCAAGAGCAGGCGAAGGAAGCAGCTACCGGGGCCGCGCTCGCCCAGATCGACAACGAACACGAACGCGACCTGGCTGAGATCCGCCAGCGATACGCAGAACTTATCAAAAACGCCGCGAGTGAGGAAGAGCGACGCGCATTAGAAGGCGCGATGGGAAGCGAGATCGACGCAGCCAATGCGATGTACGGCAGGCAGCAAGCTGCGACCAACCAGCAACTGGACGACACCTACACCGCCGAAGCGATTCGCTACTCGCTCCACCGCCGCGAACAGCAGATT